TTTCACCAGTTCCTACTGAGGCACACACTATTTCTTTTGATGTTGTTAAGTATCAAGACAAACTTACAAATGCTTCTACAGTTTTAAAAGTACCAGCACAGCCAGTAATACTTGGAGCATGGGCCAGGGCAATAGCAGAAAGAGGTGAAGATGGTGGTACACAATCTAGTCTAATGGCTCAAGAAGCTAATGAAGCACTTAAACAAGCAATTATATTAGATAGCGGTAATACTAAATACGAATCAGATTGGTTTGTAAATGAAAACCATAGTAGTCAATACGCAACAGGATTAAATTTTAGATAATGGCAAAATCTTTAGCATATCAACCTTTAAATGATTTTGGTGTTAATGGACTTAACACACAAGATAATCCTGCAACATTAGATCAGAGTTATCTGACTTCTGCTAACAATGTTGTACTTAGAGAGTCTGGAAGAATATCATTTAGAAAAGGTTTTAAACAAAAAGTAGTGCCAACAGGAACAGCTATTGGCTCAATGATTGAGCATTTTGACCAATCTGTAACTAACGGTGTTAATAAAATATTTGCAAGTTATGGCACAAGCATATACAGAATTGACTTTACTGCACCAAATGCTGCTTTTCCTAGTAGTGGTGCTGATGTTAAACATACTGTAGCTAACTCAACTGGCAACTGGCAATTTGTTAATTTTAATAGCAGATTACATTGCTTCCATGCTGGAGTTGTTCCACAAAGATATGATGGTAGTTTAAGTTCTGGTTCTAGGTGGACAGCACATGCGACTGATCCTGCTTCTATAAGTACATTATTTGACCCAAGTTGCGGTATGGGATTTTATGGAAGAATATGGTGTGGTGGTGTAGCAGAGGCTAAAGATGTTGTTTATTATTCTAATTTGCTAGATGGTGATGATTGGACAGGTGGTGATACTGGCTTAATTGATTTAAAGAAAGTTTGGGGCGATGATGAAGTTGTAGCACTAGCACCTTTTTATGGAAAATTAGTGATATTTGGAAAAGAAAACATTGCTATATATAACTCACCACAAACTGTAAGTTCTTTAGCACTTGACGAGGTTATACGAGGTGTAGGTTGTATAGCTAGAGATAGCGTTCAAGCTATCGGTGATGACCTAGTGTTTTTATCAACAACTGGATTACGCTCACTTGCTCGTACTACAGAAAAAGATAAATTACCTCTGACAGATTTAACTGTAAATATTAAAGACACAATAATTAGAAATATTGGTCAAAGCACAAATGTTAAAAGCGTGTATGTAGAAAACGAAGGCATATACATAATGACTTTTACTGACAAAAACATTACTTATATTTTTGATTTTAAGCATATTACTCCACAAGCTGCACCAAGAATAACAACTTGGTCTTTTGAGTCAGATAGAGAACCTAGTGCAATGATATATACAGAGTTATATAGTGGTTTATTAGTTGGTCAAAAAGATGGTGGTATAGCTGGATATGAAGGTTATTTTGATACGGATTTGGCTTGGGTTAGTTCGGCAGCTAGTTATACTAACTCTGCCTTTACTGCTGATATATCTAGTATATGGATTAGAGTGGGCGATTTAGCTGCTTCTATTCTTAAAAAAATGATTTTAGTCTTAGAAGGTGGTTCTGGAGCATCTTTAGGTTTAAGGTGGTACAAAGATTTTAGTATGAATTCATCATCTACAACACAAATTGCTTTAGCTCCAGCAACAACTGGAACAACAGCTTTATGGGGTGCTTCTACTTCTTTATATGGATCAGCTAAATATACACCCATATATGGACTAGAAGAATATAAAACAGCACTAACAGGTAGTGCAAAACATCTAAAACTTAATATGAGTATTGTATCTAATGGATACGATGTGAGTGTTCAAGATTTAGCAATTATTTCAAAACAAGGAAAAATACGATGAGTGATTATACTTTAGCAGTCAATTGGTCAGGAAAAGATGCTCTCTCAGATAGTGATGCTGCGAAAGTAATATCTGGCTCTGACTTTAATACTGAATTTACAACAATAAGAACAGCAGTTAATTCTAAAGCTGATACCAATGGTGATAGCGGAGAAGATTTTGCTATTAATAACGCAACAGTAGCAGGTAATACCACTATAGGTGGAACACTTGCAGTAACAGGAGATACTACAGCACCTACACAAAGTGCTTCTGACAACTCTACTAAAGTTGCAACTACAGCTTATGTTACAACAGCAGTAGCAGCAGTTAGCAAGGCAGTTATTAACGGACACGCTTATCCAGTAGGCTCTATATACACATCAGTAGTAGCTACTAATCCTGCTACATTATTAGGTGTTGGTACTTGGGCAGCTTTTGGAGCAGGTAAAGTAATGGTAGGTATTGACTCTGGTGATACAGATTTTGATACCGCAGAAGAAACAGGCGGTGCTAAAACTCATACTCTAACAACAAATGAAATACCTGCACACAAACACTATCAAGAAAATAGTGGTGGTAGCAGTACAGTTACTTGGGCGCCATTTCAACCAGCAGGTAACTCTAGATATTCTGATGGTGGTGGACAAGACACAAGTAGGGCTGTTGGTAATACAGGTGGTGGAGCAGCACACAACAACATACAACCATATATCGTAGTATATATGTGGAAACGCACAGCATAGGAGAATAGAATGGCAGATAATTACGATAAAGCAGCATATGGGGGGCAAAACCCACGCCCATCAAATTCTCGTGGAAACAGAAGGGGAAAATACGGTAGAGCGGAAGGTGGTGGTACAAACTTATACGGACAAAGATATAGTACTGGTGGTGGATTTGGTTTACAACAAGGAGGAATGTTTAATATACCTTTAGGTGGTTTTGGTGGTGGAGGTCGTAGAGGCTCTGCTTTTGCTGAAGAAGATTTAAAAAGACAACTTGAATATGATAAAGCTATTTGGGAAAGGTCTACCCCTAATGTAAGCGGTGTGGGTGGTAATGTAACTTGGGATAGAGATACAAATACAGTTACAACTAGTTTGACACCAGAAAACCAAGCTATCTACGATGCAATGACTGAAAGACAGGGTATGTTTGGTGCAAGAGTTAATGATTTATTGGGCGGTGGTTGGGAAGATGCCCAACAAAAAAGATTTGATCAAATGAGAGGCATGTATACATCTAGTGATGCTAGAGAAGATGCTGCCATGAGAGAAAGACAATTGGCTACTGGTGCTTCTTCTACAGGTATATATCAACAACTAGCAAATCAAGCAGCTTTAAGAAATGAAAGAAACTTGGGATTACAAAATCAAGCGTTTTTAGAATCTCAACAATTAATTAATTCTAATTTACAAAGACAACAAGGTGATATAGACACAATGATGAATGTCGGAGAAGTTGCTAACAGAATGAAAGTAATGCCTGTACCTAACACTTCAGGAAATATGAATAATGTTAGTAGTGCCTCTACAGCTTGGGCAGATTTACAAGCACTTGAGGCTGCTAAAAAGTCAAAAGGAAGAAGTGATGCGTGGGGTTCTATATTAGGAAGCCTTTTTAAATAGGAGATAAGAATGGCAACAAACTTTACAATGCCAAGTATGTTTGACACAAGATATGCTATGGACAGACAAATGGAACTTGATGCTCAAAAGGTAGGACAAGTAGGTGGTGCAGGTAAAAGATACGGAATGTATTACAATTCTTCATTGCTTGGTGATCGAGATAATGCAGCATTAATGAGTCTGACAGGCATGATGGGTGGTCAAGGTGATCCTAGAATGCAAAAGCAAATGGCTATTGATACTATAATGCAACAATATCCAAGTCCAGAAACTGCTGAAGATTTTAAAGCTATATCAAACGCATTAAGACAATCTGGATTGTATGAAGAGGCTGATCGTGCTATGTCTATGGCTAATGATATTATTAAATCAACTCCTGCTAGAACTAAAACTAAAGCTGCAGATGGTTATTATTATTTTGATGATACTGGTGAAAGAGTATTTGCAGATGTAAAGAAAACTGAAACAGAAATTAATGACCCTAAAAAATTAGCTTTTTCACTTTTTACTAAAAGTCCAGAATATCTTACTTCTACTAATAAAAGCGAAGCAGTTCTTAAATGGAGTCAAGATTGGGATGCAAAAAATAATCAAGGCGAAATGTCGTATGCTGAAGAAGTTGCACAAATACAAGAAATGCAAAATCCCGAAACAGGTGAAAAGTATACATATGCTGAAGCAGTTGAACGATATGATAGAAACAAAAGAGAAACATCACAACAAAAATTGTTAGTTGAAGCAGGAAAAGATGATATTGAATACACTAATAATGCAGTTAGTACACTTAATGAAAATGCTGGCACAGCCAGTAGGGCCTTAAAAAGTTATGAAAATATTATTAAAGCCTATGAAACAGGTGGCAAAACAGGCAGATTAGAAAAAGCATTTTTAGATATTAAAGGAGTTTTAAGAACTTTAGGATACCAAGGCGATATTAGTGAAATTTCTTCTAGTGAAGTTTTGTTAGCTGAATTTAACAATATTGCATTAGACAATATGGCAAAATTATCTGGATCTGCTTCTGATAAAGATGTGGCGTTTGTAGTGTCTGGCGGGCCATCATATGATAAATCACCAGAAGCTAACCAAATTTTGATTGGTCAAGCAATGCATTTATCAAAAGAAGTAATGAACGCAGCAGCATTTCAAGGTAAATGGGTAAATAATTATTTAAAAAATAATAAAAATGTTTATCCTAAACAATGGGAGTTAAATGCAGCAATGTCTGCTTTTGCAAATAGAGGAGATACATCACCAGAAGCATTAGCCAAATACGGAACAATTTGGGAAAGTGAAGCATTTAAATCAGTAGGAACAAGAGAAGAGTTAGTTGGAATTTATGGCAACAATATTTACGATGGTTGGGCAAAATACGACAAAATAAAACAACAAGATTTAACAGTTGAAAATGAAACAACACAAAACATAAGTATTGTAGATGCAGCTAGATTAATTGCAGAAGAAGATGAGGAAGATTAAATGGCTATAGGTCAATTAGAAAACATAAAAAATGTTGCGTTAGATTTTGTAACTCCAGATCCTGATTTTTCTAGGGATGAAATAAATCAAAGAAAACAAAAAAGAACAACATTGTATTCTGCGTTAGATGAATTAAACAATACATCTATTGGAATTAACGATGAAGGCACAGATTTGTTATTAAAAGATTTACCCAAAAAACATCCGTATTGGAAAACTTCTGAGGGTGCTGAACAAAAAAAACTTATAAAAAAAATTCTTAAATCTTTAGATGGCAAATATGAAATGACTTACCAAGAATTATCATTTGATAATGATTGGGTTAATGCTCATAGAAAATTTTATAAACAAGAAACTGGCAACAATTGGACAGGAACAGACTCAGCTTTAACAGAACATTATTTTGAAAAATATAATGATTTTACTAATGCTATGGCTAAAACTGCATATCAAGGTTTAACAGATAATTTTTGGTTTTCTAATTTTGATGATGATACTTTAAAACTTTTATCTCAACAATATGACACTTTTCATAGAACAGATATGACAGGTTTAGGTTCTCGTAATTTTCTTAATCAAGCTGCAGATTTTGTATTGCAATCTGGAACTGATCCTATAACAATAGGTTCTATATATGCTACAGGAGGTGCATCAACATTAGCATCTAAAGCTGCGGCACCTTTTGTTATGAAAAAATTAGTAAGCGATACCATAGCCAAAAGAGCATCACAATTAACAGGTGCTAGTGTTGTATCTGGAACAATTGGTGGTGGTATTGATGCCAACTTGCAAATGGTAGAGCAAAGAATGGAAGGACAAGAAGAATTAAATATTGATCCAGGAGAGGTTGGCACTATGGCAGCCATTTCTGCTGCAATCCCCCCTGTTCTTGCAGGTGCTAATGTCTTAGTTAGTAAAGTTACTCCATTTATTGATGATGTAATAGATGTTCCTAGACAAATATTAAGAACTTTAACAAGTCCTGTTAAACAAACTATGAAAGGCACTACAAGAGGTAGAGGTGCTGCTGGTTTTGGTATGTTAGAGGCACAAGAAAAATCTATTATTAGAGGAAGAACAGGCACTACAAATGAGGATTTTACTAAGATTCTTATTGATGATGTTATTAATCCTGCTAGTGCTTCTATACAACAAGGATTTGGCTCTTTAAAATATACAGACATTAATCCTGCTAGTCAAAGAAAGATAAGTAATTTAATAGCAGATTTTAGGCTTAACAATACTTTAGATCCTAATATAGAAACTAAAGAACTTGATAGAATTTTAAATGTTATGTATGATTCAAAATCATTAGATGATTTTGTAGTTGCTAATAAATTAGGAATGATAAATCCAGATAAATGGCCTAAGAAATTTTTAAATATGTCTATTCCTGGATCTATGAAATCAAATGTTGCAGGAAATACTTGGAGAGATTTACGCAACGAAGTTTATGATTTAGCACAAAAAGAATTAAGAACAGGAACCAAGAACACATATAAAAAATATATGCAATTGTATGATGATATTAAAGAAGTTCAAAAAGGTAATTTAGCTAACAAAGGTGAAGTTGCACTTTGGAATTCTTTAAATCAAGCTAATAGTAGATTTAACACCATGTTGGAAAACAATAGCATTGGTCAATATTTTGTTAAAATTAAACAGCATAAAGATAAAGCAAGTGCAAATGCAAACAAAGGTGATATATTAAATCAAAACCAAGAAATAATTAATGCTCAACTCCAGTCAGAAGAATTATTAACATTTATATTACAAGACAAAAAAGCATATTCATCATTAATGCAATTTAAAACCGCTTTAGGAACTGTTGACGAAACAACAACTAATGTGCAAAAAGCTATTAATGCTTCTAATAAAGCAGACATAGAACTTAATGCACAAAATGCTAAATTAGGCCAAGCACAAATGGATCTAAGACCTAATGTTGATCAACCTGCTACTGCTAATTCTTATAATCAAATAATCGGAACAATTAAAGCATCATTAGGTGATTACTTAGATGAACAAGCAGTAAAAGCTGCTGGAACTACTGATGTTCCTTATGCTGCATTAGATGAATTAATAAGTAGACCAAATGGAATAAAGTTAATTACAGAATTATTTCCAGAACAAGCAGTTTTTTATAAAGGTTTGGAATCTTTGAAAAAAACATTACAAGAAAAAGTTAATAAAAAAGCGGGCCAATCTGTCATTATTAATATGACAGTTGCTAGGATGGCTACTGATTTAGGTAGTAGTGCTGCAGGTAAATTTGGTGCTTTTGCTGCTCCTGTAGCTTCTGTTCCATTACTACAAAGGATGCGTAACACATTAGGTGATGCTAGATGGCAAAGAGCAATGGCACAAACTATACAAAACAATGGTGAAATACCAACTTGGTTTACTAAGTTCTTACAAAAGACAACTAAGTATAGTGATGCCGATATAACTCAATTACAAAAAGATTGGAACTTACTTACTTATGGAACTGCTGTGCCTAAAAACCAACAGAATATTGATGAAGAATTAAAAGATAAAGATGGAGGAATGAAAATACCATTTACAGGTTATTCTTTAAAGGAAATGTATGGTGATAGTGCTAGTAAAATGTTAGGACAATAATATGAATGAAATGCAAAGAATGTTGTTATCTGGGATGTCAAATTCAAACATGCCCTTTACCAATCAACAAACAGGAGAGGTGTTACCAGAGGCTACAGAGTATATAGAAGAGCAACAATTTGATAGTCAAGGCAGACCTATACCTATAAGTGAAACTATGTTAGCAACTGAAGCAGTTCCTAAATTTATGGATCCAGTAGATGCTGCAAACGACATAGGGCAACAATTATTAAAAGAATGGCAAAAAGGTTTTGCAGATTTTTTTAGTAGCAACAACAAAGGAATGTTAACTCCAGTTACTAAAAAAGTTGAAGAAAAAAAACAAACAACATTTACAGGTCATCCTTCCGAAATAATTAAAACACAAGAACCTTCTAGGCCAGGATGGATGTTGCCTAGAGATTCAGAAGGAAACATTAATGGAAATTATTGGAGTGTAAATACAGAAGATCCTTACTGGCAGACACAAGAAGGATATGAAGAGGCTATGAATCTTTATGGTGAAAAACCTGCATGGGTTAATAAACCAACAGAAGAAGAAGAATTTGTAGATTTAGCAGTACAATCTATTGCACCAAATTTGAAAAAATATTTTTAATATGAAGAACTTTATACAAGATTTTGCAAAAGGTTTATTTAACACAGGTGGTAATTACAAACAAACATTTGCCTCAAACGCAGGTAAAGGTATTAGAATGTTTAGTAAAAAACATCCTGCAGGTATGATATTAAGTGCTTTAGGAACTGTAGGAACACCTATGGTTCTTAATAGACTAGATGAACTAGACGAAGATATTGCAAATTATGAACAATTTTGGATAAATAAACAAGGTCATACAGGCGTTCCTAAAATTGAAGATTATAATTCAGAAGATGAATTTACTGAAGATTTTAAATTATATTGGTCTACAAGACCATTAGATATGGAATATCGTTAAATTACAGGTTTTTTTAATGATTGTGCCATTTGTACAGTTAACTCTCCATTAATAGCAAACAACTTTAACATAGCAGACCTAGATATTCCTAGCTTATCTGCTTTAGCATCAATAAGAGCCAAGTCTTTAGAATCTACTTTAATATTAATTTGATGTATTACGCTTTTTTTCATAGTTTATTTATTCATTGTTGTAATACACTTATTATACATTGAGTAAACTATTACAACTTACAAACACCATCTTCGCAGTCATCTTCTGATGGGGCAGATATGATATATTCGTTATCATTTAACACAGGTTTAATTTTTACAGGATTAGATAAATTACCAACAGTAAATTGTTGTAGAAGATTCTCATATGTTCTTACACTACATCTCTTAACATACTTATCATAAGCCTCTTCAAATTTAAGGCCCAATACTCTTGCTCTTGTTCCATAATCTTTAGCAAGTTCTACTATTAATTCATCTCTGGTAAGTGTTTCCATTTTTCTCCTGTAGGTATCATTTCTATTTTAATATTTGGAGTATCACTCCATCTCTTGACAGTCATTATCTTAACAACTTGGCGATCATCTAAGTATAAGACACCATTCAGAGAGTCTAAGATAGCTTTCTGATAGTTGTCTAGGTCTACATTGTTATCGCAATACTGACCATTTTGTTCCAGTTTTTTCTTCTTGGGCCAAGCAGTAGGCATTTTAATATTAAATACCATACCCATAGCAACCAAGTTTTCAGTAGGAGTAACATCCAACTCACTTGTTAGTGCTAACATATCTTTTTTAAATTGAGTGTACTTCTTTGGGTAGTATGTAGACCATCTGGAAACTCTTGGTCTGGCGGCAGGAACTGGATTTAGATTAAACTTTAAAGCAATCCTCTTATATTTTTTCCCCATACTCTTCGCCTCTTAGGACATCTAGATCTCTTACAACCAAAGCCAGTAATATTCTTATTTCAACATCCCTGGGTGTGTCCTCTTCTCTTGCTAATTCTAAAGCATCTTTCGTGTTTTCAGTTATCTCATCTAGTATTTGATATCTTTTAGCTTTTGTACTATACCTTGCCATTACTGTTAATTTCATCTTGAGCCAACAATTTGTCGATCTCAATCTCGATGTTCTCTATTGCTTTTCGGAGATCATGGATTCGCCCCTCACCTTTATGTTTCCATCTATACCTAACAAGATACTTAACTGCATTTCCAACTGCCCAAGTCATATCTTGGTCAACAATAAATGTCTTAGCCTCTATCTTGCCTTGGGTATAGTGTGAGGGGTTTTTGATATTGTCGTGTACTGTATTAGCCACCGACCCATCCAAAGAACAAAGCGACCACACAAATTCCTAGAAAAACTGTTAAAGATCTGTTCTTCAAGATTGTGTTTACAACTTCCATTACCTTTTCCATACTTCTCTCCCCTAGTTATAACAAGTTAGGGTACTCTTCAGTTGGAAGCTACTAAATGTAATGCTAAAAGAATGCATTATTGAATACCCTAATTTCTTACTACTGCTCGATGTATATAGGTTTGTCACCTAACCAACCAGTACATTCATTGACCTCTATAGGATGACATTGTAATTGTTCTGATGTCGTATTACAGGCAGTCAATAACCCAATTATAAACAATATAGATATAACTTTTAAACTAGATTTCATCAAATTCTTATCCATTATTTGTAAACTCGCCATGTAATTTTTCTCTCAGTTTACATACAGCTATTTGAGCTTTTTCCAGATCATTAAAATAACCTGCACTATATTCTTTCCTATGTAATTTAACTCTACCTCGCCATTGTTTTGTTGGCTTATGCCAAGTCACACCTTTAACTCCAGATGTGCTTCGAGAAGACAATCTTGTGTTATGACAATTTTGTGATTGAGTAGCCTCTCTAAGGTTTTGAATACGATTATTTAATTTGTTTCCATCTATATGATCTAATGTCTTAGGTAGACTCCCATACACAAAAAGCCATATTAATCGATGTTCTCTGTATTGACGATAATCTACTTTAAGAACTTTATATCCAGAAGATTTATGAAGACTAGCACCTCTTCCAACAACTACCCCTGGCCTATTTGTTTTCCAAAACAAACCTTCACTAGTCAATGTAAATAATTCTTTTAATCTTTCTTGTGTCACATGTTTAATTTTATTTGTCATATATATTTAACTCCTCATCTTGAAATTTAGAATATTGACCTAAGAATTGAGTCTTAACAAAACCTATTTGACCCATTCTGTTTTTAGATATTATTAACTCAGCTAAACCCCTGTCCTCTGTGTCCTCTGGATTATAATAATCATCTCTATAAACCATCATAATTGTATCAGCATCTTGCTCAATCTCACCAGAAGATCTTAGATCACTCATAAACGGTCTTTTATTTTCTCTTTGCTCAACACTTCTATTTAATTGTGAAAGCAATATTACAGGTAATTGTAGTTCTTTAGACAAATACTTTAACTCTCTACTGATACTACCCAACTCAGAAACTTCTCTCTGTTTATCATATTTAATGATTTGTAGATAATCAATCACTATCATATCTAACTTGTTTTGACTGTCTATTTGTCTTGCTCTAGATGTGATGTCGTATATTGACATACCAAACTTATCAACAATAGTCATATTTTGGTGTCCGATCTTATTCATTTGTTTATAAAAATTTTCAGATTCAGCATCATTCATATTCTGGTTAGTAATCTTTGAAAGGTGAACATTAGAATGTGATGAAGCTAATTTAAGCATTAATTGGACTTGACTCATCTCTAATGAAAAGAACAAAACATTATTAGACTTAGAAACATGATCCGCTATGTTTAAAGCTAAAGTAGATTTACCCATACTAGGTCGACCTGCAATTACATTAAGTGTTTCTGGACGAAAGCCAGACAATAAAGCATCTAATGATTTAAGACCACTAGACAGTCCTACTTGATTTGTAGTTAGACTTTGCATGTAATCTACAGTTTTTCCTACAATAGATTTAACATGACTCTCATCTTTATCTTCTAATTCTAACTCGTAATTTTGTATTTGAGATACTGTATCTTGATAGTTATCGTATTTAATATCTTTTTTTAGAGCTTCTATTGCATTATTAATACGACACTCTCTCACATGTTTGGCATAACTTTCAATATTATTAACACCTGTAGAGTTCTCTAACAACAATGCTAAAAATTGAAAATCAACCATCCAGGACCTACTCTTAGGTTGAGGATCGTTACTTATAAAATCTCTAACTGTAACAACATCTATTGGTATGTCATCTCGATACATGTTATTGATACATCTAAAAGTGTAACCTAGCTTTTCATCGCTAAAATCTTCTTCCGTTAATCTAGTAGCCGCCACCCTATGAACACAAGGCTCTAATAGTAGGCCACCTACGACTGCTCTCTCTGAGTCTAATGAATTGTATTGCATGATTTTCCTCATTTAGGGGTATAGCGAGGTTTAGCTATACCCATTAAAGTTGCTAGAATCGAATATTTCGAGTCCATTTTTTTTGAAAATGACTTAAACAAGCCATCCTTTGCGTAAAGCCTCAAGCCATTGCACTATATAGATCAAACAACTAGCTGATACTATTGCTGATAAAAACGATAAATAAATTAAAAATCTTTTTATATATCTCATAGTAACTCCTTTAGGTTTTATTGTTTGTTCTTTCATGTATTCAACCCTTTGTTGATGCATTTGCATTTTAGTTCCAAAATATTGTATTGACATAATATCTCCTAATATAAGTGGCTTTCTATTTGCTCGTAAACAAAACTACTATCATCATTTAGATCATCGTACTCTTCATCAGTTAGTTCTGTTCCATCATGCCAATTAGCTTCTTGTATATAGCTATCGCAACAGTCGGGCCAATCAATAGTGTCAACAAACATATCTAATACATCGACCAATTCAGTATTAATAAATTTTTTTAGTTTTAACTTTTTACCATCTCTTACATATTCATAACCATATTTATCTTTGTCAGTAAAAGCTACTGTCCAATCATCTTTGTTAACTGTTTTATTACACTTATCACAAACAAGTGCCGTCCATGAAAAATGATATACTGTAGATTTAGCACAACACTCCGAACATACAATTTCTGTACCTTTATGTTTTGCTCTAGTGTATTTATTAACTGGCATTTTTTTTAAAGACTTAATAACTCTTTGCATTCTCCAACGATGTCTTTGTTTCCAACCTTTATCGGCAGTCATGTTAGATAGTTTAGTTTCTTGCCTTTTGATGTGATTGTCCATCCATTCAGATCGACTCCATAATATTACCTTACTCATAATTTTTCCTCCAATCAAATTCTGTTCCATAAGGGCTTGGTTTTTTTTTCTTGATGTCAAACATTTCCCATTGCCTCTGATTAATAAATGTCTGGAAATGAGGTATGAATTTTTGATCACCCCAATCCAAGTACAACCTATTTAATATTTTTAAAACATCTCTCCAATCATGATGCTTCTTGGTAAAGTTTGCCATCTCTGTCATCAAACCACGCTTCTTACCTTTGTAGTTATCTCTGAATATATCAAACTCAATCAACTCCTCATCAGTTGGTGGTTTTGTTTTTTTGTCCACTTGATATGGTTTATTACAATGTGGGCATATTACTTCCATAGTATTCTCCTATTTAAGCATTAATTTAGTTAAAGGGTCTGTGTACCATTCGTGACTATCGATCATCTCTTTAGGCACTTTAAATCTAGGCTCAAGAGGTTTTCGATCCCTAGGTTCCCGATAGATTTTTTTCGGATCCGTATATTTTTTAAGCCTTGCTCTGGCACAACTATTAGTACATTCAATGTGTTCAGATACCATTCTTGCCGTTACCTTACTACCATCGTCTAATGTAAACAACTGTACAAGCTTGTATTCCCATTTTCGCAATGGATTTTGAATGTGTTCAACCCCATCAATTAATATGATGGGGGTTTTTGGATCAATGGTTAACATTAAAACGGCACATCATCATCACCAACATCACCGAGTGGACTCTGACTCTGTTCACTTGGTTTAGGTATGTTAGGCATACTTGATGGTCGTTGTATTTGAAATCTCAATACAGGAGCCTTAGTGTTGTCAGTTTTGTTTCTCCAAGCAGAGATCTGAAAGTCTTCACCCTCTACATTTAACTGACCCTTATATTGAGGTGCATTGGGATTGCTATTATCATTTTTCCAAATAGCACCCTTGTTGGTATTGTCATAATTTTCACTCATGTCGTTTCCTTAGTTAATTAAAGGGTCACTTATGGTAGACCCAAGCACCAAACTTATTCTTAACCTAACGACTAAATACCAAAAAGCATAAAAAGGTAATGCTTTAACGAGGGATGGTAAGTAACCGATTGACATTGGAAAGTCAGCCCCAATCAATTCTTAAAAATCATCATCTGGTTTAGATGTATAGTTTTCTTCTAGATCAGTCAATTGATCTTCAGTCAACAACTCATCCCCTCTGGTGTAAAACTCATCACCAAACTCATTCATTGCTACATTAATAACTGCAACCCAAGGTGAGTTAGGATTCTCAGCCTCTCGATCTTGCATGTCAGTCATAATTTGTTTGGCTCTGTCTAAACTACAATTTTTGCTTTTAAGTTCTTTAATAAGCCTATCAACTTCAATTGCCGTTTGTTGGCTCCTAGTAGGTGCTTTAAAGTCTTCTGACTCATCCTCACCCATATGACCCATTTCGTACAATCCCGCCAGTTTGAGTACGGCTCTGGACATTGCTCTCTTTTCAGCAATTTCCATTACATACCAAGATATGGTGTTTCCATCACCACCTTTACCTCTCTTACAAGACCCAAAAGTTTCTATAGAAGAATCATTCATAGTTGCGAAAGCTTTAACACAAGAAAAATCTGGCTCACATTTGATCACTTCATACTGAACTTTAATGTTAGCACCTCTCTGGACTTTCTCAATACCACTACGGGTTAAGATAGTGTAGTGTTGATGTTTAAATGTATCTTCTTTTTCTAATCCGAACTTTTTATAGAGTGTGTTCAACCTCTCTCTGTTTGTAGCCATAGCCACTCCTCTGATAGTTAAACCCCTATTTACCAAATTGACCAATAAACTCCCAAAGAAGTTGATAAAAGGATTCGGGGTATTCATCCTTAAATCTAATCTTGTCTTCCTTACTTAGGACAGACCCATCTTTATATTTACCACCACGAACAGTAGAAGTATCTAAGTCTGGGTACTCCCCAAGCTTGTAATAAAAAGTAAGTGATTCAAGATCTATTTGATCAATAAGATTATTCATTACGAATGACCTCCAAAAATACTCCTAAATGAGTAGTTTATTTTTTCAGTATTCATTTGTTCGCCTAATTCAACAATCTTCTTACAATCGTCAATTAGACCCGTTGATGGTAATTCATCTGGTGTAGGATTATTGTGTTCATCATCCAACAAACCATCTTCTTGCATTTCAATATGCAAATCGCTCATTCTACCCATTGTAACCTCCGTTTTTTTGTTGTCTTTCTATATCCCATTGATTGCATGTAACAATTGCATTTTCAACGGCTTCAACTACATCATCTGAGAAATCCCAGACATCGCCAGACATCTCAAATTCTTGATACCTTTGTTTAGATTCAGCTATGAAATCTTCTAATGAATTAATACTTTGTCTTTCATGTGGTTTGTACAATGAAAGATCTTGTGCAAGATAAAGTTCAAACATCGAATAGATTTGCTCATTTCTATCATCTTGATCATAACGAGCATTTAATTGTGATTGGTTGTAGTCCATAATTTTTCCTCTGGTTGATTAATATTATACGCTTTTGGTACTAAACATTAGAACTAAAAGCATTGCTAAGTATATGTTGTATAACGGAAACTGTAAAAGAATTTCCTAAAGCCTTGTACCTTTGAGTATTTGATATACCCTCAGTATAGCCTATTGGAAATGTTTGTAATTTCTCACATTCTGTAGGTGTTAACTTTCTATAAGTTGGTTGATCCATAACTTTAGCAACATTACTTGCAACTATTGTTGGTGATTTTCCATCTTGACTATAAACTCGATCAGCCATATCAAACTTACCATCTCTAACTTCAAAACAAACTATTGACTTGTCAAACTCATCAGTCTTAATCACTAACAAATCTTTTAACCTAAACCAAATGTCTTCACTAGGTATTGCAAAACTAGAATCAGTCCTAAACCAATGTTCAACTTTTGTAACTGGAACATCTAAAAGATCAGCAAGATTTTTGTTAGTCAAAATTGTCATTTTTTTGTGATCCCGTAATGTCTGTTGCAATTTAGGGATGTCAACTTCATATTTCCTTACTTTAACTTTTTGTGGAATGATTAAAACTTTTGGCTCCCGATGTCCACCACCCATAGTAGTTAATGTTGGACTCTTTCCAGAATCAGCATATACCCTCTTAATTGATTCATTACCATTAATGTCTGTAGCATTAGCAATATGATGACATTGTGCCTTAGAATCGAAATCTCGGAGTTCACATGGACGATTAAATATTAATTGTCTACGACCTTTCTCGAAATAAGATTTTGGATTGCCACCTTTATAATAATTAGCATCAATACAATAACTTTTATCTCGATCAACCCAACCTATTACATTGTAAGGAACACCTTTGTGCATAGAGTAAGTCAAAGTATTTGATTTTTGATCTTCATATCTTGCTCTAGCTTTTAGCCTTGGAAGATCTTTTGTCTTGCTTTCACTTCTTAACATAAAAGCCATTTCTTTTTCAGATAAAGTATCTTCACAACTGTAATCAAGGACATCACGCAACAACAATCCTTGATCTTCTGGCTGATCAATACCCTCAATGTTAGTCCAATAAAATCTCTTACGATTTTGGGCAGATACTAAAGCTGAATTAATCAGATGTTTATTAACTTTTCCAAGGGCTTCTTCTGTATGAAAAGTAATGTACTCTTCAAACTCATTTTTCATTCTGACATTTTCCATTAAGAATTTAGCGTTTGGATTTTTCTCAAGTACTAACTTCATAACATCAAGCATTGTCCAGAATAACATTCCTCGTGGATCTTTATCGCCTTGTTTCAATCCCGCATTTGACCATGCTTGACATGGAAAACCACCGACAACAAGATCAATTGAAGACCAATCTAAATTTTGCCTTGTAATTAAATGCCATGTTTCCCAGTTTTTAACATCCCCCAACATAATTGTTGAGGGGTAATTTTTGAGAGTTGTTTTCATTGCATATTCATCAATCTCTGAGGCATAGTAATTGTTAACTTTAACACCTAAACGATCTAAAGCAACTTGAGTTCCAGAGATTCCATCAAACAGACTGAGTACATTCATTACGAGTCCTCCCCAAACATTCTTTCAATTAAAGAATCTGATGCAACGTACTGTTGACCATTTTCAACACCCTCAATAATCCAAGGCTTTTTTCTAGCACGAGATTTGTAACCCACTAATTTGTAAGCAACACTTCTATCCCAAGCAATCTTAGTATCGTCAATTGTTTTTAACCAATCAGCTTTTCTTCTCATGTCTATTATTTGTTTTAAAGTTTTTTGCTCTGGAGTTAAAGCATCAGCAAGTGAGATTCTGAAACCAGTAAACTTAAATGAGTCATCATCATAAGTCGCATTACCTAATTCAAATCTTAGGTTGTTATCTTCCATAATAACTGACAATGAATCTTTGATCATCTGGCGAACTTGCTTAATAGTTTTTGGGTTTATTTCTGTTATGTTATATTTAGTTTTCATAATTTTTCCTCTTAGTTAACACCCAACAGGTTTATTGGGATGTGTTAAGTATAAATTATGTTGATCTAAAAAGCAAACCTAAAGTGTAGAACGATAAATTAATAACCATAGGTTGTTAAATTAATAACCATAGGTTATAAAGTTTTTAACCATAGGTTAAATGACTGCAGCTCAATCCTGGGAAGGCCTGTAGCAACTTTTGATGGTTTAAATTATTTAGGTTATTTAGGTTATTTAGGTTATTTAGGTTATTTAGACTGTTTAGGTTATTTAAGTCTTTTAGGATCAGCCAGTAATGTATTTATAAGATATGTATTTAAATAATTTTATGATCCGAAAAAATTTTTAAATAAATAAATTTTTAAAAAAATATTTTATAAAAATCTAATCAAATATTAAATAAATAATAGATCTAATCATAAATCCTTTGGTAATACAAAAGTATATAAAAAGCTTTAAAGGTATTTTTTTACTGTATTATTATTAATGTCAATTTTGACAATTAACTATAGAGGTATAAAAATGGAATTAATTTTTAATAGTGTGATAGTGCATTTACTAGTATTCTTTTTTGGAATACTTTTTTCATTTGTTATTTTTTCAATGATATTTTTTCCTATATATATGAGAATTTTAGGAATTAAAAAAAGGGGGGTTAAATAATGGATTTAATAACACTTAAATTTTTACAAAGTTTTGTTAATAATAAACTCAACCAAAAGCGATGTGTTGACCCGTTTATGTGGTCAAGGGTTAGCGATTATATTAATAAACAAATTAAACTATTAGAGGGTAAAAAATGATATTCAAACATACCATTTACAGTAGTAAAAAACTAAAAAAATTACTTGATGATAATCATAATGTTATTGAATTATTTTCAAATGATGGTGTAAATATAGAAGTTTGTCAAAATGCATTAGCAAAAATATATGAAGTTTATTATGATGATAAATTAGTTTTGACAACAAAATTATTTCGTTCTATATTACAAAAACTAAAACAATTAAATGTGGGGATAAAATGAATATACAAAACAATCTAACAATACCAATCAAAACATTAAAACAAGCTACTGAAATAATTGGAGGTTATACAGTTACTTCAAAAATGCCGACAATCAGTTATTCAATAAGTGCGAAGGATTGTATAACTGGAAGTAAATTAAGAAAAATTAAAAATTCTGTTTGTTCGGATTGTTATGCTTTAAAAGGTAATTATGTCCGATATTCAAAAAACATTGAGAAGGCCCAAAATAAGCGATTAAAAGCGATAACTTCTAAAGACTGGGTCAATGCTATGGTTTATATAATGAAACATCAAAAACAGGTTGTTAATAGTGGTTTATTTCGGTGGCATGATAGTGGTGATATCCAAAGCATGGAACACTTACAAAAAATTGTAGATATTGCAAAATCTACACCCAATATAAAACATTGGTTACCTACTAAAGAATCAAACATAATTAAAAACTTTAAAGGTGATATACCTAAAAATTTAATTATTCGTTTGAGTGGTTCGTTTATAGATGGTAAAGCGCCTATATATAAAAATACTTCAACTGTAACAACTGATAAAGATAAAGCGACATGTCGAAGTTTTGAGAATAACGGACAATGTAAAGAATGTCGCAAGTGTTGGGATAGTTCAATTCAAAACATTAGTTATTTAAATCATTAAAGGATAATATTATTATGAGTAAATGTATAAAAAACAATTGTAATGGTAAGTTAGAGTTTAACGAATCCAAAGGGGTCTATTCTGAATATTGGTATTGTGTTAAATGTAATACTGATTATTCAGTAAGTGTTGAATTAGTGAGAGATTTTAAAAACATGGAATCAATCGAAGATAGTCTAAATAATCTTAATATTGGTGCTAGTACTTTTAACTTTCAATAAATAGTAATAGATTTAAATTAAAGGGCTTTTAATTAAGCCCTTTTTTTTTAATTAATTCTTATTGAGATCGAATCTAAATTAATATACAATCGGTATTATTTTAATACCCTTAAAACTATTCTAGTAAATACCCTTGACGATAAAAAAAACTTACCCTTAACGGGAGTTTTTTATTATCTTAATACTAATAGTTATCTAATTAATTTAATAGCCTTTAAAACTAAAATATAAAGCTTTAAAACTGTATTAGTTTTTAATTGGTTTTAGATCTGTTATTAATTCAAATGATATAAAAATATAAAAAATATTCTATATCACACTTTTTTTTATTCAAATTCTAATATTTAATATTATTTTTCTAGCTATTATTTTTTTACTGGCAATAAATATTATTTATTCTTAATAAAATTTCGGATCTTGTTATTAACATACTTACTAACAAGTTGTTAACAAGTTTTCCACATAGTTACTCACAAGTTATTAACAAGTTATTAACAGGGGCCCACCCACCTGTTATTAAAACTTTTTGCTTAGGCCTATACCCACTACACAAAAAACGAAATTTGAAAAAAAAAGTTATTTAGATCATTTAGGTGTTATACTTAACTGAGAATAATTATCATTTGCATTTAATATGTCAGAAAGACCACCACCTTTAGCACCTCAGACACCTTTTGAAGATAAAGAGGATAAGCCTAAGAAAAGAGGTAATCCTAATTTTTATAAAGGGATGCCATCTTTAAATCCTGCAGGTAAACCTAAAGGTACGATGAATAAGTATGCAGCTCTATCTAGAGAACTCATGAATGAGAACGCTGTAGAGATCGTAGCAACGGTATTAGCAAAAGCAAAAGAAGGTGATGTGCATTGTTTGAAGATGTGTATGGATAGAATTTTACCAGTTCAAAAGGCTATAGATCCAAATAGAACTAAAAATGATGCCCAAGTTATTATTAATGTAGCTTCTATTGAATCTATTGAACAAAAAGCTAGTGAATATAACGAGGCTGAGTTAGTAGAGCCAGAAGAAAAGAGTGATGATGAAGTTGTAGCTACAATAAACACTTCACCTATAGCTGATAAATTTAAAGATGTCTGAACTTAACATTGATTTGCATCCAGCACAGCTGCAGATCTTTAATTCACAAAAACGATTTAAAATAGTCGCAGCAGGAAGACGATTTGGAAAGTCCTACCTTTCTGCTTGGTTATTACTCATTAACGCTATACAAAGCGAGTCTAAAGATGTCTTTTATGTAGGGCCTACTTTTCAACAAGCCAAAGATATTATGTGGGCAATGTTAAAAGACTTAGGTAAAGACCTCATAGCACAAGCCCATGAGAATACAGCAGTACTCACTTTGATCAATGGAAGAAAAATCTATTTAAAGGGCAGCGATCGGCCCGACACGCTTCGCGGCGTTGGCTTGGCATACTGCGTACTTGATGAGTATGCTTCGATGAAGCCTCAAGTCTGGGAACAGATCATAAGACCTACGCTTTCAGATGTGCAAGGTGGTGCTTTATTTATCGGAACTCCTGCCGGGAAGAATCATTTTTACGATTTGTATAGAGATGCGTTTGAAGATGACGATTGGGATGCGTTTCAATTTACATCAACCGATAATCCGTTTATACCTGACAGCGAAATAAAGGCTGCTAGTAAAACGATGTCATCTATGTCATTTAGGCAAGAATTTGAGGCATCTTTTGAAACTAACTCTGGCGGCATATTTAAAGAAGAGTGGTTTGAGAAATCTGAGGAGCCAGAAGAAGGCTCGTATGTTATAGCAGTCGATCCTGCTGGTTTTGAGTCTATCGAAAAAGAACGCAATTTAAAAAGATCAAGATTAGACGAAACGGCTATTGCGATAGTGAAAATAGATCGTGATAAGTGGTGGGTCAAAGACATACTACATGGTCGGTGGAATGTAAAAGAAACCGCCAAAAAAATTCTTTCATCTGCGATGAAGGTAGAAGCAGCAACCGTTGGCATCGAAACGGGATCACTAAGAAACGCTATATTACCTTACTTGGAAGATGAGATGCGTATCGCAGGACGATGGGTAACTATTGTTGAGCTGCGGCACGGTGGAAAAAAGAAAACAGAACGCATTACTTGGGCATTACAAGGCCGAATGGAACATGGCCAGGTTAGCTTTAATGACAAAAAAGATTGGAAAGAGTTTCTAGGTCAGCTTAATGACTTTCCAAATCACTTAGCACATGATGACCAACTCGATGCTTTAGCCTATATAGACCAGGTGAGTGTAGCAGACTTTGCACACAGCATTGAATTGGCTGATGATTGGGAGGTACTGGATGATGTCGCTGGATATTAAAGACATATTTGAAGAAGATATGACTGAGCAAGAAATGATAGAGTTGCTGCAATATAGTGCGGATGATACAACTCTAGCAGAAAGATACATTGTTGCTTGTCAAATTATTAGTAATTTAACAAAAGATATACCTGATGATATAACCGAAAGAGAAGAGATGGTAGATCTGACAATTTGTAAAATGTTAGTAGATGGTTTAATTGCAGTTGAAGAAGTAAATCGGTCAATTCATTAAATGAGAACGATTATCACTTGCAATTAAGAATGATTACTGTTAAAATCGGCTAAAATTAATGGAGTAATAAATGAACCCCTATGAATAATCAAGAAAACAAATATCAAGCACTCGCTAGTTGGTTAAGTTATCGTCTTGAAGGGTGGAGAACTCATAGAAATATTAATTACATTCCTATGTGGGATGAATATTACAGATTGTGGAGAGGTATTTGGTCTGCTGAAGATAAAACTAGAGCAAATGAAAGATCAAAACTTATATCTCCAGCATTACAACAAGCAGTTGAGTCATCTGTTGCTGAATTAGAAGAGGCAACTTTTGGCAGGGGAAAATGGTTTGATATACAAGATGATTATTTAGACCAGGATCCTAGTGATGCTGAGTATGTGCGTAATTTATTGCAAGAAGATTTAGAAAAAACAGGTTGTAAAGATGCAATTTGTGAAGTTTTTTTGAATAGTGCTATATATGGCACAGGTATTGGCAAGATTGTGGTCAAACAAACTATTGAAAGGGCCCCGGTAGAAGAAACTATTGAAGGCACTATGGCTACAACTCGTACTGTTGTTGAATACCCAGCTATTGATGTTCATGTCGAGCCTATATCCCCTAAAGAATTCTTAATTGATCCATCAGCTAACTCAATTAACGATGCTTTGGGGGTTGCTCACGAGGTTATTAAACCTAGATACCATGTTGTAGAAGGAATACGCTCTGGCATTTATAGAGATGTACCTCTTGATGGTGATTATGAGTCAGTTAAATTCGGTTATGACCCAGAAACTAAACAAGCAGACGAATCTGACTCTGTAAAAATATGTGAATATTGGGGTTTAGTTCCAAAAAGATTTTTAAAGCCAAGTCAAGACAAAGATGACTTTGAATATGACAAATCTAGTGCAAATGAATTAGTAGAAGCAGTTGTTACAATGTGTAACGACCAACATATTCTTAGAGTTGAAGAAAATGCGTTTATGATGGAAGATAGACCATTTATTTCTTATCAACACGACATCGTGCCAAACAAATTTTGGGGTAGGGGTGTTTGTGAAAAGGGATATAATCCGCAAAAAGCATTAGATGCTGAAATGAGAGCAAGAATTGATTCTCTGGCATTAACGACTACACCAATGATGGCCGCAGACGCTAGTCGACTACCACGAGGAGTTAAGTTTGAAGTGAGAGCAGGAAAAACTGTTCTGACCAATGGAAATCCACGAGAAGCTATCATGCCACTCGACATGGGTACAACAGATCCTAATACATTCAATCAGGTTGCCTCACTTCAAAACATGATTCAGATGGGAACTGGCTCTGCTGATAGTGCTTCACAAGGTGGTGAAACTGCTAGTGGCATGTCTATGATGCAAAGTGCTGCAATCAAACGACAAAAGCGTACTTTAATGAATTTTCAAAACACATTCCTTATACCTTTGATAAACAAGGCAATGTGGAGAAAGATACAGTTTGATGTAGACAGGTATCCTGTAAACGATTACAAATTTATCCCGTATTCAACTATGGGGATTATGGCTAAAGAGTTAGAAATGACTCAAATGGTACAAATGCTACAAACCATACCGCAAGATTCACCTGCATTTAATGTTATTTTGTTAGCATTGTTTCAAAACTCATCAATACATAATAGAGATCAGATTGTTAATGCTCTAATGCAAGGTGGTGAGCCAGATCCACAAATGGAAGAAATGCAACAAATGGGTATGCAAATAGAAATGCAGCAATTACAGGCTAATGTACAGAAAACTTTAGCTCAAGCTAAAGAAGAAGAGGCACAAGCTATATTACATCAAGCTGATGCTATGAGCAAACAACCAAATGATATAGATGTGCAAGAAAAGATACTTAAATTGCAAAAAGATTCTATAGCTATCGAAAAAGGCATTGCAGATATTGAAAATATGCGTTCTGAAACTGCCAGAAACATACCAGAAGTAGAACATTTGCAATCTGAAACAATTTTAAACCTAGCAAAAGCTAGAGAAGCAGGAAAGAAAACACAGGTAACTAATACCGTACAATAAAATGCCAAAAACAGATGAAAAGTTTTTAGTTGACAGACTAGAAATGACAGAAACAGAAGGCTTTATAGATTTAGTTGCCGATTTAAAGAATTTAGAAGAAAGTATTGGTAATTTAAACAATATTAATTCTGAACAAGACCTTTGGGTAATCAAAGGTCAGTTGCGTATCATAAATTTTATTGTAAATTTAGAAAATGCAACACACCTAGCGTTGGAAGAACTCCAAGACGGAAATTCAACATAAATCAACCTTCACAATCCTGAAGAGGACGGAGAACACAATGAGTGAAAGTATAGTAGTAGATGAAGCACCTTTACAAGAGGAACCGATAACAGAAACACAGGAAGAACAAGTAACACAAGAGGCACAGACGGAGGAAACTTCACAATCTGAACCTGAGATTCCTGCAAAGTATGCTGGTAAATCAATAGCAGAGGTTATTGAAATGCAACAAGAGGCTGAAAAGCTAATGAGTAGACAGGCTGATGAACTCGGCCAACAAAGAAAGTTAGTTCAAAGTTTACTTGATGCACAAAATAAAGTAACTGAAACTACTCCACCAGAAGAACCTGTAATACAGGAGGAGAACTTCTATGACGATCCAGTTTCGGCTGTGAATAAAGCCATAGAAAACCACCCTGATGTTATAAAAGCCAGAGAAGAAAGAATGGGTAACATGCAGAAGCATAATTTGGAAAATTTAGATAAAGCGTATCCAGATTGGCAGAAAACTGTTGCAGATGCTTCTTTTCAGAAATTTATTGGTGATAGTGCAACCAGAACAGAAATGTTTCGTAAAGCTGATACTGAATATAGATCAGATTTAGCAATTGAACTTTTTGATTGGTATTCTCAGACACAAATGTCTGGGGCCACACAAGAAGCAGTAGCTGAAGAAAAATCTAAGATTGAGAAACAGATGAAACAAACAAGTTCTGAAAGCAGGACATCATCAGATTCTGTAGGTGGGAAGAAGATTTACCGTAGAGCTGATTTAATCAATCTACAGGTAACAGATCCTAACCGATACGCATCGTTGGCAGATGAGATTCAGTCAGCATACGCAGAGGGTAGGGTTAAATAATAATACTATAATAGGAGAAGTAAAATGGCTTTGGGTACAAACCAAGTAACGACTGCTGTAGCTAATAACTTCATCCCCGAGTTGTGGAGTGATGAAGTAATAGGTGCATATAAGTCAAATCTAGTGGTTGCTAATTTAGTTACTAAGCTATCTCACAAAGGTAAAAAAGGCGATACTATCTATATCCCTGTACCTGCGAGAGGAAGTGCAAGTGTTAAAGCAGCAAACACACAAGTAACATTATCAGCAGCTACCAACACAAAGGTAACTGTGTCTATCGACAAGCACTACGAATACTCAAAATTAATTGAGGACATCGCAGAGGTACAAGCACTAGCAAGTATGCGTAAGTTTTATACTGACGATGCTGGTTATGCTCTTGCCAAGCAAGTAGATACTGATTTGTTTGCTCTTATAGAGGGTTTACAAGGTGGTACAGTAGGCGGTACTGGTGCAGCAGCATTTGAAAATGCTGTTATCGGTGGTAACGGTTCTACTGCATATACTGGTAATTCAACTAATGCCTCTGACATTACTGATGCTGGTATTCGTAGAATGCTTCTAACTCTTGATGATGCAGATGTACCGATGGACAATCGTGTAATGGTAGTTCCACCAATCTGTGCTAATGACATGCTTGGAATCAACAGATTTACAGAGCAACAGTTTATTGGTTCTGGTGATGCTATCAAGACTGGTAAGATTGGACAGATTTATGGTGTAGATATTTATATCTCATCTAACTGCCCAACTCCTGCGGGTACTGACAGAGCAGGTGTACTAATGCACAAAGATGCTCTAGTTCTAGCGGAACAGGTGGGCGTCAGGAGCCAGACTCAATATAAACAGGAGTATTTAGGTGATCTATTCACTTCAGATACTATTTATGGAGTTGCAGAACTTCGTAATGATGCTGGTGTTGCGTTTGTAGTTCCAGGATCTTAATAGTTAATTAAGATGTAACCCCTTCTCACGAGGGGGTTATTCTGAGTTAATTAGGAGTTTACATGCCTTTCTACGATTTTAAATGTGAAGATAATCATGTGAGTGAAGAATTACGCTCTTATGATGAAATGAAAAAGGGTATTGAATGCCCTAAATGTGGCAAACCTGCCAAAAGAATATTCTCAATTAACGATGTTAGACCTAGTTATGGATATGAAATGACTAGATTTGCTATGCGAGAAAAGAAAAGACTAAGCAAGGATAAATTTAATGGACATATTTAACGATACATCTACTACATTAGAACTAGAAAGGTTTAAAGCTAAGATTAGAGAAATCTGGTCAAGAATGCTAGATGAAAGTTATGACCAAATACATGATGAAGAAGATGAAGATTGTCCATCAAGAGAAGAGTTTATGTTAATGAACGCTTTAAAATTTGCTGATGAACCACAAGAAGAAACTGAAATTGATTCACTTATGAATATGCTTGATGGTCTTATGGATAAAGATGAAGAATTAGAAAGTGTACAGTCAGAAGGTAAAGCACCTAAATATGGCACATCTAATCTTAAATCTAATAATGAACAAGGTAAAAAAGAAACAACAACTTATGAATATAAACACACAACTACAAAAACTCCGAGCGAATCTCATTCTGGAATTAAAGGTGGCTCGTATATGGGTACGCCATCTAGTCAAATCGGTAAAGCAAAAAACGACAAAGTTACTATTAAATATTCGCCATTAATAGAACAAATCAAAGACGAGTTAAAAGATTTGGCATCAAGACAAAAGATTGGTAGAAGAAAACTTAGGTTTAGACTCTAATGGCTACACAAAGAAATTGGAGAAAGAAAAAAACTATTGGGATGTACCTGAATAGG